GAGGCAGCATAAGCCTGATCAAAGGCCGCTTCAGCTTCGCGATATTTTGGTGTTGCATTGGGATATTTACGGACGAATGAGTTGGTAGTCTCAATCGACAGGAGTGTTTTGCAAGTGCTGTTGTGTACCTCGAAATTGTTGGCGATGAAGTTATGATGCGGACCCTCCATTGTGATATCGAAGGTCGCCTCTTCGCCTACCCGGCGGATAGACGTTATTTCGGATAAGTCGAGCTTTCTGGTATTAGGAGCCATTTCATCGCCATGGATTTGCCAATGTTCGTATGGCTCAATCAGTTCTAAATTGTCGATATGGTTATTTGTTGGATCGTTATCTAAATGGTGGACATCGAGTCCTGGATCGGTGTATTGGAGGGTTGCTGCTATTTCTGGTTCGTTTCGCAGAATGCGAATGAAATCCCAGAACCACAGACTATTTATTGCAGCTTCGATTACCAGCCTGCTAGTTAGCAGTCTCTTGTAATTTCTACCAGCGACTATATGTTGATTTCCAAAGGGGTGGTAAGGAACACTATCAGTATAAGCCCGTGGCTTTTTCTGGTATTTGGACCCTCCTTCTATACCGCGCGTCCCACGCCAGCATTTTACTGCTGATCCGATTCGCAAGTCATCGGATAGACATTGCCATCCTTCAGAGGTAGCGAATTTGTGATCCTGGGATGCTTTTATTGAGTGCCCACGATCGTTGGTTATCTCATACAAGACTTTCTCGCCAGACATAACAATGTCCAGCATACGCCCCATCCCAACATATCCGCCAACATCGCAGAGGAGAGAAGTCTCGGCTTCGTTATTTCGATTAGGATGATTTCCCCTTGCCCTGTTGAACAAGGTTTGCATCGTCATCTTGCGTGGTTTGCTGCCCCGCTGTGCCGAGACTATCGTATCACCAGATAGACATTTGTCGCCGACAATATTGCTGATCCGGGAAAGCGGCCAACCACCACCTAACACACAATCCAACAATCGGCAACCGGAAGGGATAAACTCCAATGGTTTCTGTGGTATGAAATAACGTCCGCGACTTTCTTCATTAAACGCTTCGTCTGGCAATACGATGCGTGCAGTTGAAGAGTTTGCCATAACAACCCCCAGAGACGAAATACTAAAAAAGGTCGCGGGTTTCCCCGCGACCTCCAACAACTTTAGCGGCGTGTGTGGTCGAGACGATCGCGCAAGGCTGTGCGCCGATCCCCTCCATTACCACCACCCCCCTCATTGTTGCCGCGCTCCTCATCCCAAGGCGGTCCATCTTCCCCATTCCCGCGTGCCTCCTGGCGAGGGCTGTCCCTGCGATCTTCATCGATCGGGGGGCGCGAGCGGGGAGAAACACGTTCTTCTTCATTCCTTTCCGGCTTTTCTGGGTCTTCGTATCCGTAATAGACTTCTTTGATATACTTTGGCGAAAAGAACTGCAATGTCTCCGGGATTGGATTGTTGTCGATATAGTCGATCCACCTCCGCATCTCGCTTGAATTTGTACTGATTGGGGTGGATTCACGGCTTACCATAAAGCCGCGATAGCGTGTTTTCAGACCCTCACCATCCCGATGAAAATCGATATCATACCCTTTGGTAGGGTGTGCGATCGGCAGGTATTCCTGCGTGCGCTTGACGAGGGACTGGATCAGGATTTCTTTATCGCTTTGCGTCGAGATCGACCACAGGAGCGGGCCTGTGCTGCTATTAAAGCGATCGATCAGGTAGATGAAATTGCGCGACTTTGCACGCAGTTTCTCTTTATCTTCATAAGTGATGCCTTGCTGATTGCGTTCCGCACAAAGTGGGCAACCCCTCTCGGGAGCCATCTCGTTTTGGTCGAGGCAGATGTATTGTTGCTTCTGCGCTCCGACATCGCTGTGGACTTTTACTTCATAGCTGTAGTGTTTTGCTCCAGCCCAAGTCGGTGGAAGGATTCTTATCGTGTTGTTGTTGGGCCTCGCCTTGAAGAATTTTGGTCCGGTTGGTTTGATGATTGAGTCGTATTGGCTGGTTCTTCTTTCGCTGACTTCGGTCGCTTCCTGGTAGCTCGGCGCTTCATAATCCATTGCTGATTTGCGGCGGGTTTCCATGGTTTTCATCTTCCATCGTTGTTGCCGGCCATACACCAGAGGTGTCGCCCGATCGAAGATTATCGCAGGTTTATTGGCCTGTCAATCGTGTCGAGGATAATTTTTTAGTGCCTCGCGACGTTGACTGCTGTACGATCCTTCGGTGATGTTGTCCGATTTTCTGTTGTCAACAAAAATTTTTAGCATATAGCCTTTTTGTATATAACCTTCTTTCATCCCGGCCCATAGATCGGCAACATGCTTGGTATCGAGATAGGCTTCGTACAGTTTGATGCGTTCCACGTCGCAGATTACCATGCTGTTTATCATCGCTTCGGTGTATTTCTCTTGACGTTCGTTTAATACCTTGCGCAGATTGAGGTTTAGTTGAGCTTCATAGATATCGAGATCGTGTTTCGCCAGATCTCTAAGTGATACCGCATCGGCATGTCCTCGGGAGGCGTAAAAATAATCATGTGGATGCCCAATTAATTCTGCTTCGACATCGTTTTCTTCTATTTTTATGCGTTCCTCCAGATGGTCGAAGCGTTCCTCCATAGGGCTTCTGTTTCTTCCTTCCATGCTCTACCAATCCTCATCTGGGATGCGCTTTAACAGGGTGATTTTGTTGACGCCGTTTTTGGCCTGGAAGAAAGCCTTCATATCCTTCCCCATTGCCTCACGTTCCTTTGCGCTTAAGTATCTTGTTTCTACCTCAGAACGTGATTTGTTGTAGATCAGACAAGGGGCATCCATTGGTTCTAAAGGACGCTGAACCTTTACGATCATAGCATGCTCCTACAAACTGACGCGGTATTCTTTTCGTGCGACCGGGCTGTTGGAACCGCCCCCGCGCATATGGGGACTCCACCACCAGACTTGACCGTATTTCAACTTAAAATGCCCTCGTACCAAATGTCTTCTAGCGGCGGCACGGTCGATCCCCAACACGCCTGCACGGGTTTGCTGGGTTTTGCTAAGTCTCAGATCGGTCACAATAAACTCCTTTAGCGGCGGCTTTTTGTTCTTCCCTCGCGCTTTGTTCAATCGTGACAGATCCTCCTTGGTCTGCGATACGATCTTGTTGCGTGAATTGAGCATCAACAAGAAAGCTTGAGTATAGGAAAACTCACCAGCCAAATCTTCCATAAAGGCTTCAAACATTGGCTGACCCACTCGTAGATCCTTGCCAAGGTTCGATTCAAATAAGCCTTTGCACATTTCGAGCGGGATTATACCGGAGCTTTTTTCAAGCTCTATATAAGCCTCGACTTCCCTCTCATCCTGGGCGAGGTTCTTCCATTTGGTGCTTTTAGTCAGACTGGTGCGGAAGCCTTCGCGTTGCTCTCTATACTTTTTTTCTAGCTGTTCCTTACTAAATGGCACACCAACGGTTCTAGCATATTGTGCCATGACTGGCTCTTCCGAACTGGACGACCAGTCAAATATTATACCAAACGGGTCCATAGTCAGTTCTGGAATATTGAGTTTTTTACAAAACTCTTCCTCTATTTTGTGCTCCCAGACATAGATAGCGGTGCCTTTGGTGCCTTCAGGATTGCTATGCAGAAAGCACCCCATGTTTTTTGGTTTGGGTTTGCCATTAAACCGGGCGCGTTTGTCCCGGTCATTCGAGTTCCACTCAAACCACACGCGGGGATAGGGAGCGCGTAAGGTATGTTGGGCGCTTAAGATAGAAGAGGGGCGCGACCAGCATACCTCCTCGCAGGCTTCCGCCAAATCCGGCGACAGGATAAAACATTGCGCCTGCTTTAATTCTCGCGCCAGTGTGGTGTAAGCGCCATAATATCCGGCATCGATAAGCGTGCCGGGTGCCGACATGATCCTATCGTACAGTCTCATCTTTTAAGATCCACTTGCTGGCGATGACAACTATCGGAGCGATGTTGTTGTCATAGATCGGTGTTGTAAGCATATCTAACAAAGGTGTCGATGTTTTTGATAATCCTGGACTGCTATTATTTAGCATGACTTTGGTTACATATGCTTCTAGCACACGTCTGATGCCCTCCGGGTTCTCTCCTTGCAATTGCCGTAGGACATTACATATTTGGCCCCATGAATCATGATTGAGTAGCATACGGGCAAGGGTAATCGTTAGATTATCTTCATTTGCTATTCGATAAATAGAATCTGAGGCTTCGTCATAGGTGCGACAGTCAATTACTTGTGCCAGCCAGGATAAAGCACGTCGCGGCGAGCCTTCGGATAGATCGGCACAGAGATACAAAATTCGTGTGTCTTCTATTTCTTTTCCCTCCTTTCGACATACTGGGATTAGAAGCTCTGTTACCAAATGATCGGCGGATATTGACTCAACTTCGTAGATAGAGCATCTTGTCTTGATTTGCGCCGGCACCTTACCCGGCTCGGTGGTGCAGAAAACCCAGTAAAGCCAATTGGGCGGCTCTTCAACGCTCTTTAATAGAGCGCGCCAAGCCTGCGCGGTGATGGCTTGGCATTCATCTATAATGATGATGCGAGCACCACCTTTTAATGGTTGATAGTTGGTGTCATTAATAAGGTCTCGCATGTCATCGACACCATTGTTGGTGGCGGCATCGATCTCAATGACTTCTCCTGCATTTAATTCCATCGCACAGAGACGCGCGATTGTGGTCTTCCCACAACCACTAGCTCCGGTTAAAAGAAAAGCGTGGCTATCGCCACGCTTCAACAGAGGGACCAACGAGGCGATCAAAGCCTTGTTGCCAACCACTTCGTCCCACGTTTGGGGACGATACCGAGTAATGAGCGACATCCTATTTCTTCTCTCTGTCGATCAAGCTCACCACATTGTTGCCTTTAGTTTCCGGCACCTGACCCCTGTAATGGTTTAAGGATTGGTATCTCGGGTGTATATTCGGCCAAGGAACCTGCTGACCGATCGCGTATTCGCTCATCGCCATCAGTATCGTCCCGGCCTGCTTCGGGGATATCTCCCCCGTGTATAGTCTCCTCCCTAAAATAAACAAGTAGCGGTAATCCAGTCGATTGAATGATGCCATCGTCGTTCTCTTCCTTGTTGGGATGTTCTCTCGGGTTGAGTATGATCATTATCCATACTGCGACAACCGGCCAGAACATATCGTTTGTGATCTGGAACCACCACTGTCTCATAGAAATCTCGCTTCTCTGGTTGGTAGTCCCAAGAGCTTGTTGGAGTCGTAGGTGCCGACTTCCTTCATCTCATACCAATTCGGGCCTATCGACATTTCCACGGTGAGTGGAACAATAACCCAAGGGAATTGTATTTCTAGCATAGCGTTAACAATCTTGTCAATATTATCCTGTAGCTGTTCCTCGCTTTCAAAATAGAATAAGAGATCATCATGAATTTGCAATCTAGGTTGCAACAAAGGGTCACAAGTCTCTGACAACCTGTTCATCCCCTCCATGACGATATCGGCGGCAGAACCCTGAACCATGCTGTTGACAACCTGACCCAAACCCAGCGGTGCGCGCCGTCTTCTGCCGTTTAAGCAGGAAGTATAACCAGATTGTTGATAGCCGTTGATCAAGGTCTGTTGCCAAGCCTTGACGCCTTTGTATTCTTGCCAGAACAGATCATGCTCCGGGGCCAGGATATCATCCGGGATATCCATATATCCGGCGACACTATGCAGGGATGCGCTAAAGAACAGCGGGAACACGAATTTGTTTTTTACCCGGTCGCGCAGCTTTTTCATCGCTGCCGGATCGTTGAGATACTTCTTTCCGCCGATTGCCTGCGGGTAGCGTTGGGCGATCCGTTTTGCCCAATACCCATGAACATCGAGACCATCCCAGGTGGCTTTGCAATAAGCCGGGTCTTGTGATGCACAAGCAATGACGCGAGCCTCAATTTGACCGTAATCAAACGAAGCAAAAACACCTTTGCCTGCGATCTGCCTTCTGGTTGACGCTTCTTCGCCACGTTTCGGGACGTTTTGAAAATCACCGTTCAAACGTCCGGTATCGGTGAATACCGTACCCAGCGAGACATGATACAAATGATCGGGGTATGCATTTTCCTCATTAAAACGTTCGATGTAGGTCGAGAGCATCTTACTGTAATGTCGCCAATTTATCTCCAACTTACCAAAGGGATGATCGAGCTTTTCGAGCACCGATTTGTCGGTGGTAGCAGCGTCATAATGGCCCAGCACCTTCTGTATTAAATATTTGACATCCTTATCGGAGCCGGGGTTGAATTTATTGCCGGTCTGGTGTTGATATTCTTTTACAGCCGGCAGCGTGAATAGCTCGGTTTCAATCGCGTCAATCTTCCGGCGCATCTCATGTTGTTGTCTTACATTCTCGTCATAATCAACCGGCAATCCGGCGAGTTGGGTCAGAACACAAGTCGGAACCTGCCGCAACTTCTCCTGATAAGCGGCTTGCAAGCCTTGTTGTTCCAGCAAACGATCCTGTGCCTGGAAGGTTAGGAGATGGTACTTCGCGTCTATTCCATTATAAGGCAATAACCTCATAAGCGGTTCTTCGCGCATGTTGTTTTTGTTTAGATTGCCGGTTATCTTTTTGATGTTTATACCAAAGTACAAATGGGCGAGAAAATCGAGTGAAAATCCCTCCTTGCGCTCATCCAGGATAAAAGCCTGGGTCAGGCTATCCTCCCATGGGAATCGATTCCCATGCGATCGATAGGCAATCTCGCGACCAAAAAAGAAGGCTGACCACTCCATCTCGAAATGCAGCGAATGCACACATTTACGAACCGGGGCCAACAGAAACTTCTTTAACTCGTCCTTTATCACGACGCGATCAGCAGCACTCCATCCGGCCTGTGGATGATCCAGTGCAAAACTCAAACACCTGTCGGGAAGCGCGACGGCAGTTGTCAATATTGCGGCATCCCTGCCATAAGGACGCAACCCCTGAGTCTCATAGTCTAATCCGCAAATCTCTGATTTTGCTGCCTCTTTTAGAAAATCCACAACTGTGGATAACGCATTTGGCTCGCGCCCTGTTATCGTAGTGATCCCGGCCTTGGCATCTTCCACACTGTGGATAACTGGTTCCGGCAAACCGTCTTCGACAATCTTGAAGGCACGTTCCATATCGAGCTTGAAGGACAACTCGAAATTGGACGGTCTGCCATTATTCTGATGTTGCAGATGCAGTAGGAAAGCCGGATGATGAAACGCGAAGTACCAGAGCTTGTGATTTCCTACCTGTAGTGGGAAGTATCTTCCTCGCCATGTTCCAATCCCGGATCTGCCAGCCCAGGACAAAGGCACACCACCAAACCCGAATATGAATTCGGGTTGTGTTTTCTCGATATCCACAACCACCCGACTGCGGCAAAATTCCATTTCGTCGGGGGTCGGGTTACGGTTCTCCGGGGGTCGGCAATGTATGGTGTTTGTCCATCTTATAAAATCCAGAAATCCTTCCGGTATGTGTGAGCGCAGCAAATGACCGGAGGAACCGACAAATTGCCTGCCTTCCTCGTCTTCATTCTTTCCCGGCGCTTCACCCATAGTATAGATCACCGGGTAGTTGGACCCGCTAGGCACCATCTTTGGATGTTGCAGGTAGCTTGCCGCAGAATCGAGCGGACAGGATTTGCATCCATTCTTGTACAATTCGGTAGGAGGTGCGCGCTTGTCGGTTTTGGTTTCCTCGAAATTGAAGAGCCGGTCTCTGTTACCATACAAACTCATCGCAACCCCGCCATGATATGGATATAACGCTCTGGTCCGATAGCATACAGCCCTTTAGGCTTTATACCAATATGCGTGCGATCCTTTATCACTCTTTTTAAGAGCTTCGGATCGAGCTTTATAACTATACCACCTGGGTTGGAACCTTCAAGCGGAAATTGTTCTTCTGCGCGACTTCCTGATGCTTCAGAAGCCAGAATAAGGTTGTTATCATTTACCGTGACTTCGATGGCACCACCAATTTGAGACAACCGATCTACGGCATCGACCACCTCTTCAGGTAGGGCAATCAAGGGTGCTTCGAATGAATCGATGATCTCGCTGAAATTCGGCATTTTGGGGCATTCGATCAGACTGCTCATAATTGTAGTCGGCTCGGCATAGAGCACGATGAATGTGTCCGATATATACAGGCATGCGTCTTTGGTTTTCTTGTGCTTGATGATCTGATCGACCATCCCAAATGGCACCACAATGTGAGGCACAAACATCAGCGAATCGGAAAATTCGTTCGACAGTTCAATTTGTTGCTTTGTGATTGTGTAATCGTCGGTGGCGTACAAATCGAGATGCCCATCGTGGGGGTGAAAAAACACCCCTAATTTTTGTGGTGCGGTGGCTTGTTTGTCCTGCGATACGCTGACATTTTCCAAGGCCGCAATCAGATCGGGATCGAGCGGGAGGGGTGGCACTCCCAATTCATTAAGAGCGATGTCGGGGGAGAAGATCCGGCGCGACGAATCGAGAAGGGTAAGGCCGATCCGGGAGGCTCTTCCGGCTGTAAGTGTTATGCGATCCTCGGAGCCGGTCAGGTTGATTTCGGGGGTTTCAACTTTCTTCAACCAGTCGAGCGCGGTATCGGGTATCCCGCCGATAATGTCGTAGGGAAAGGGTTGCAGAATCATCAAGCGCCCGTTATAGGCACCGATGGTTTCACCATCACACCAGTAATGGCTCAATTCGACAGCCCGGTTCTGGGTAGCTAATGCCGGCTTACAAATCTCTAAAGCTTCTACCAATAACTTTCTGTCTAACTTCATAACCACCTCCAAGACAAATAAAAAGGGCTGGAGTTTCCTCCAGCCCCTTTATAGCAGATTTGGTAGGTTAGTGCTATTCGGCAGCCTGCCTCTGCTGGGCGTTACCAACACCGAGAACACGGCGAACAGTGAGAAAGGCATGCATGCCTTGCTTCAGAGCGGACTGACCATAATCGGCTTCAGGATACCGCTGCTTGATCATCTCCTTGAGATCATCAACCTTGACGTTCTCAGGGTCATCTGTTTGCGACAGCACCGATGCAACCCGGCTGATCGCATCCTCACCCTTCTTGCGAGTCTTGCCAGGGGTCGGCTTCTCAAAGGGCTTGGTGATATCGAACCGGCGCAACTGCTTATCGAGACCCGACATCGCAGGGAGCGACTGCGGACGGCTACGGGAGATGTTACGCGCCATCTGACGCGATGCATCATGCACCCATTCCCTCACCAGGACCGGCAGAGCTTCATAGCGACGGTCATCGAACCCATTGATCTCCTGCAAGGCCCGCTTTTTGAACTCTTCAGCGGTCTCGTTCTGATCCTTGCCGCCTCGGAGGATCTCGGAAATCTCGTCGTATACGGTGGCTTCAGTCTGTGTGTCTGACATGGCTAACTTCCTAAGTTTGCTGCTTACGGACTTTAATTGTGGTCCGATAATCAGCCAGATCAATAGGAAATTACAGAAATCTGACAAATTTTATCGAATTGGTCTGGTATCGACAGGATCGTCGCCATCGTAAGATCGTTGGAAAATCTCCCGCTCTTCGGGATTGAGCCGGAAAAATGCCTCAATCGATTCGGCAATCGGACGGGGATCGGTATCGAGATGACGCGCCAGCCTCCCTAGCATGCGGATTTGCGCCGCAACCGTGGATCGGCTGCTGAGATATTGCGCCATCATCATTCCTATGAAAATGTGCCGGGAGCACTGATCTCACAAAGCGATCCCCGGCGAACCGCCCCAGGAGTCGAACCGGGTATGAACAATTGGTTAAACCCTCGAAAGGTCACTTCCTATTGTCACACCCGGCCCACTCGTCGGCGTCAGTGCTTGCCGATCACGAAAGAATTAATCGATAGAGGTGTACAAGTCAACTAAATAACTGCGCGAATGAATCGCGATCCAACTCACCGGGATCTTTTGCGGTAAGGGGAAGTGGTTTTGTGATAAATCCGATAGATCGTAGGTCGGCGAAAGCGCCTCGCGGGTTCAGGTGGTCAACCATCATGGCGTCGAGTAGTACAATCTTGTGCTCGAAATGCTCCAATCGTTCCAGCATGTCTCGCTGTTCATCCGATACCGATTTTCCATAGAGACAGGTCGCATGCACGTCCTGATCATACCCCAGATAGGAAATCTTCAACGCATCAAACGGACCTTCACAGACAACCAGGGTTCCTCTCGCTTCTTTTAGACTATCGTACCATAGCAAGGTGCTGTTGATCGGCAGTATCGCCGGGGTTTCCTCGTCATCGACTGACAGGCTACGATATCTGAGTTTATTACCTGCAATATGCCGTCCGGTCCAATTCACTAATTTATCATTGATCGTTATCGGAAAGATAATGCGTCCATGCCATTTGCTGTCATCGGCGCATTGCAGCAAACCAAACTTGTCGCATAATGTGGGGATGTCATTTACTGGAAACCCCCTGAGATGCAGGTAAGAACAAAACATGCGACCGGAGCCGACATTGCGAATTGGTACAAATCCCTTTGGTATGTGTAGCTCCGACACTCGGATCGGCTCCATGCGCGGTGGCTGGAATAAATTGGTTAATCTTTCAAGGAAGTCGTTGTCGCTGGGCAATGACTCGACCGAAGAATTTACTAATGAATCAGCTAAGGAGTAAGGGCATTTTATTAATGCTTGGATCAATCGTTGTGGTGTTCTCCCTCGATGGCTTCCGACACGAAAACAGTGCCAGCCCTTTCCCTCTAGAGATATGTGGAGGTTAAATCCATCATCATTGTGGCACCATGGACAGCATATGGAAATGTTGCCCATGGTGACATGATAGCGACCGGCAGACGCATACTCGATATTGTAGCGATCCAGGAACGCTTGCCAGTCGAACATGATTATTCCTCCTCTTCTTCTTCCGCGAAAGTCTTGTCCCATTCCTCTTGCGTGGCTCCAGTCATAAGGAACTCACGTTGGTAAGGGGTCAAGTGTGGAAATACTTTCTGTATTACTTCTGCGCCCGATTGCCAATAATCATATTGCTCCTGAGTTATCGGAAGATCCATTTCACTGATCTTCCCGGTAAAGATGGAAGTCTTGCGTACTAACATTTATTTCTCCGACTCTTGTGGAACCCTTTATGGGAACTTTTCCGTAAGTTCATCGATATCGCTAGGGCTGAGATGCGCGAGCGCCTCATGCCAGCCTTCGACAAACTCGCGGGCGAGATGCATCTTTAGAAGACGCTCATCGGTATTTTTGTAGTGCCAACTGCGTATCGGCTTGTCACCAAGCCGGATGAATACCGTATCGTTGTCGTTATCGATGATGCGAGGTTGTTTCATATCATTCTCCTGGGGTACGTTTGTTGATGAAGTCCTTCACGTCGCCGGTCATTACCCGACCTTCGTATTGGAACTTGTTGGTGCTCGGCCAATAATCCAGACGTTTTCCTAACAACTCGCGAGACCAGTGATATGAGGTGTGAATTGTCCATCCGGCGGGATCGGCGGATTTTAGGTTTGCTTCATGGCGTTGCCTCTTAAGCTCGCGATGTTGCCTCCACATTTCCCCCATATCGGATGGCATTTTACTCTCCCGGCTCTTGTGGTGGCAAAAGCTCTTCGGCATTATCCCAATCGTCAAAAGCCACGTCCTCGATCTTTTCCGGGAGATCGATATCAAGCTCCTCGATATCGGGGTTTTCAAGTTGGCTGATCCACTCGGCATATTTTTCCCCGGTTTCGCCACTCTGCCAAGTTTCGCTGCGTTCGTCATAATACTCCTGCGCTTCTTCGGCAGCTTGAGTATAGACTTCACCCAGTTCTTGTACTTCCTTGTTATACCCACCGATTGCTTCTTCGGCTTGTTGACTCCAGCCCTCGATAAATTGGTTGTATTCCTCGACCAGACTTTGAACGTTATCGCGGGCTGTTTTGCAGGCCGCAATACAAGCGTTTATTGCAGTGATCTGTTCCTTGGTGAGCTTCTTCATGTTTACTTCTCCTAGTCCATGTGACAGACTTCGAAGGAGCCGTCCTTTTGTATGACAGCTACCCAGGCATAATTGAATACCCGGATTACCTCGTCGCGCAGCCGGGTCTCGGCCAGTAGCACGAATGGGGGGTCGCCAGGATAATGCAACGCATCCTCTGTCATCGTGAACCCTGGCATG